AGATTGCGAAGGTACTAGAAGATAGAGAAATTGAAGTAGGAAAATTTCGTCCTGTTATGAATCATCCCGACCCACCTCAACCTCCTAATATGGATGATGAGGATGCGAGAAGGGCATGGAGAAAAGAGAAAGCAATAGCTAGAAATAAAAATGCTAACGAATGGCGAACATCTTGTAGAACTAGGATGACAATGAATTGTGTCAGAGAGTTTGAAGATAAAGAGTATTACATACCTTGGTCATTTGATTATCGCGGACGTGCTTACCCTATACCTAGCTTTTTAACACCACAAGATACAGACTTTGGAAAAAGTTTAATTAAGTTTGCTGAAGAAGCACCTATAACTGAGGATGGTGTCAAATGGTTAGCCTTTCAAGTAGCTACGACTTATGGTCTAGATAAAGCTACGTTGGGAGACAGGTTAGAGTGGGTAACTAAAGCTGAAAATATACAGTTAATAACTAGAATAGCTATAGACCCTATAGGAAATATAGGAGATTGGGAAGGAGCTGATGAACCTTTTCAATTCCTTGCAGCTTGTGAGGAATACTATGCTGTTGTCTTAACTAAAACAAGGACAACAACAGGGCTACCCGTGGCAACCGATGCTACATGTTCAGGGCTACAGATATTAGCCGGACTAGCTAGAGATAAGTCCACAGCTTGCTTGGTCAATGTTGTACCAAGTGATAAACCTCAAGATGCATATCAAGTAATAGCAGATGTAAGTCGTCCAAATATACCTAAAAGGTTACGTCCCTATTGGGATAGAAAAAAAACCAAAAGAACTACGATGACAATACCCTATAATGCTAAACCTTTTAGCAATAGGCAGTACATACGTGATGCATTTAATGATATAGATGTCGAGTTAGATAAAGACGAACTAACACAAGTAGTTCAAGCGGTACGAAATGCCATGGAGCTAGTCGTACCAGGACCTATGAAGGTTATGCGTTGGATTGAGACAGAAGTATCTAAGGCTATAAAAAGAGGAGCGCAAGAACTTACATGGGTAACACCATCAGGATTTAGAGTTACTCAACGATTAATGAAGATGACTCACAAGATAGTTGAGTTAAAACTATTAGGTCGTTGTCGAGTTAAGGTCTTGGATGGAGAGAAGGGCGTAGATCTAAGGCATCACAAGAATGCTACTGCACCTAACCTTATTCATTCATTAGATGCAAGCTTGTTACATCTAAGTGCTACTAAGTTTAATGCACCTATAAGTCTTATACATGACTCAGTTCTATGTAGAGCTACTGATATGTCTCACCTGTCCACATTGGTACGGGATACTTACATGCATCTCTTTGCAGAGCATGACTTTTTAAAAGACTTTGCCCAAGCTATTGGAGCTGAGTCTGAACCACCGATTATTGGCAACCTTGAACCGGAAGCCGTAATTGATTCCACTTATTTTTTCTGTTAATGGCAAGAAACATACACATAACACCTGAACCAGTCACACTAAACGGTTATCAGGCTGTACTTAAACCAAGTAAGTTTGGTTATTCACTAAAGGCAATAGTTGGTAGTGAATTAATTGATCAACTTGAGACTGAAAGAGATGACTGTCTTAAATGGGCAGAATCTAAATTAAAAAACCCAAAGAGAGCTACATTAAAACCAACACCTTGGGAAGAGGTAGCTGAAGGCGAATACATAATTAAATTCTCATGGGCTGAAGACAAGAGACCTCCTGTTGTAGATACAGAAGGAACACCAATAACAAATATGGATACACCGGTATATGAAGGGTCAAAGGTTAAGCTTGGTTTTATTCAAAAGCCTTATATACTTCGTGATGGCGTTACCTACGGTACTTCTCTTAAGCTATCGGGCGTACAAGTTATCTCAGTCCAAACCGGAGCTGGTGTTGACACTGGTGACTTGGATGAGGATGGCGTAGCTGAGTTATTTGGTAAAACATCAGGTTATAAAGCTGATGAACCAAACGTTACTCCTGATACAACTCCAGCTTCAGTAGAAGAAGACGACTTCTAATGTTTAAATCAGGATTAGAGGAAAAAGTCTCTGATCTACTGTGTGAGTTAGGTGTTGATTATGAGTATGAGGGACAGAGTTTTCCTTATACTATTCAACACTTATACACACCTGACTTCATTCTTCCTAATGGAGTAGTACTTGAGACTAAAGGCTATTGGAGACCAGAAGATAGACGTAAGGTTAAACAGGTAATTACTGAAAATCCAGAAATAGATCTACGTATGGTCTTTCAAGACCCTTATAAAAAAATTAGTAAAAAATCAAAGACAACCTATTCAAAATGGTGTCAGAGATATGGAATTAGATGGTGTGCATTCCACGCCATACCTATTGATTGGCTGACATGACTGAAAGCGAATTTATACAACACCAACCATGTCCAGACTGTGGCTCATCTGATGCACTCGCTGTATATACAGATGGGCATACTTTTTGTTTCAGTTGTCAAACTAGAACAGCTGGGGATGGACAAGAAAAAAAATTACCCATGCAAACAAATGTTAATTTCAAAGGATCAGCCCAAAGGCTGCAAAAACGAGGACTTAGCGAACAAACCTGTGAAAAATTTAAAATCTACAGAGATGAGACACACTTACGATTCCCTTATTTTGACAGCTCTGGATGCCTTAAAGGATTCAAAACAAAAGACAAATTAAAGAATTTTAAATATGAAGGAGTTTCCACTGACACCTTATTTGGTCAGCACCTCTTTCCTAATACTGGCAAACGTATTGTTATTACTGAAGGTGAACTAGATGCTGCAAGTTGCTATCAGGCGATGGAAAACTGGCCGATGGTATCACTACCACATGGGGCAGCGTCAGCCAAAAAAGACATTCAAAAACAAATACCTTTTTTACAAGGCTATAAGGAAATCATCTTATTCTTTGATAAAGATGAAGCAGGCAAAAGAGCGACAGAGCAAGTGGCTGCTGTCTTACCGCAAGGGACAGTTAAAATTGCTCACTTGGCGGATAATTACAAGGATGCCAGTGATGCTTTACAGGCTGGTGATGCAGACGCTATACGCCGTGCTATCTGGGATGCGAAACCTTATGAACCTGATGGCATTGTCAGTGCGAAATCTTTATTAGATGCAGTAACGACTCCTAGCCCACCATGTAATCACGAATATCCCTTTCCTGGACTGCAATCTATGACCCACGGAATCCGATACGGAGAACTCACGACTATAACAGCCGGAACTGGGCAGGGAAAATCGAGTTTATGTAGGATGCTCGCAACAGATCTACTTAATAAAGGAGAAAAGGTAGGCTATATCGCATTAGAGGAATCTAACAGGCGAACAGCTTTAGGACTTATGTCAGTAGCTACTGGTCAAGCATTACATCTTGGCGAACACGAATACACCACTCTTAAAGAAGCATATGATTCCACTATCGCTGGTTGGCAACTTTATTTATATGACCATTTTGGTAGTTTATCTTCGGATATTATCTACAGTCGTATCGAATATATGGCTCTGGGTTTAGATATTAAAGTAATTTTTCTCGATCATTTATCCATATTATTATCTGGACTAGATGGAGATGAAAGACGGATGCTGGACCAGACAATGACTAATTTAAGAAGTCTGGTTGAACGTACAGGAATTAAATTATTTTTAGTTTCTCATTTAAGAAGAGCTCAAGGAGATAAGGCAATAGAAGATGGACACAAAGTTTCAATTGGTATGTTGCGCGGATCCGCTTCAATTAGCCAACTAAGTGACACCGTACTCGCCTTGGAACGCGATCAGCAAAACCCAGATGATGTCTCTACTTTAAGAGTTTTAAAAAATAGATACTCAGGAGAGACAGGCGTAGCTGCATCACTGAAATACGATAAAACCACCTGTAAATTTAATGAAACTACGGACACAATTTTCAGTCCCACGACAGACTTCTGAGACTGAATTAAAAAAACCAAACCCACCTACAAAACAAGCCAAAAAGAAAGCAAAGTTTAAGGACAAAACATATGTCGGAAAAACAAATGCTCGTCTTTGATTGCGAAACTAACGGACTATTACATGACGTTTCTGAGATACATT